TATACGACGGGCAAGTTTGGAAAGAAGTATCTTCAAACTTTGCCAATGTAGCATTAACTAGTGAGGCAGAAGCATTACTTGACTGGGCACGAAAAAAGCGTGACGAAGAATTGCAGCTCGAAGTATTGGCTAAAGAACACCCTGCTATTAACATTGCCTTGGGTAATTTAAAGAAAGCCAAGATACAACTAGATGCTACAATAATATTAAGTAAAGAACATGACGAAACAACAAGTTAACCTAACACCATTACAGAAAGACTATGCAGTCTATTTGCCTGCAATTAGTAGTTTCTACAGTACCTATGTTGCTAAACAACGACTAGGTGAATTCGTACCAACAGATCGTATTCCTGCAGGTTTTGATCGTGGTATCGAAGGTATGAACTTTTTAAATCCTGAACAAGGATACTTTACTTACAAATACGGTCTGTACTCTGCGGGTCATGCACAATTAGATCTTACTAAGAGTTTAGAACAAGAGTCCATGATTCAACAGCGTGATCGTAATAACACTATGATCTTAGGCGACTCAGGTGGATACCAGATTGGTAAGGGTGTTCTTAAGTTTGACTGGTTAGACTTTGAAGGCAAGGAAGCTACTAAGACTCGTCAGAAGATTCTCGAGTGGCTCGAAGTCACAGCCGATTGGTCAATGATGCTAGACGTTCCAACATGGGCATGTGATCACATTCACAGTCCTAAAACTGGACTAAAGACATTTGATGACTGCTTAGATAAGACTCGATACAATAACGATTACTTTTTGATGAACAGAATGGGTCAAACTAAATGGCTCAACGTTCTGCAAGGTAGTGATTGGGACACTGCTGAAAAGTGGTATGCAGGTGTAAAAGAATTTAGCGACCCGGCAGGTAAGTATGCAGGGCGTGAAGCAGAAGGTTGGGCCTTTGGTGGTGCTAACATGTGCAAGATGGATATTACTCTCAAGCGTTTAATGACACTTAGAGAAGATGGTTTGCTGAAGGGCAAAAACTGGATCCACTTCTTGGGTACAGCGCAACTTGACTGGAGTTGCTACTTAACTTTAATTCAAAGACAAATCAGGAAACACATCAATGAAGAAATTACCATATCTTTTGACTGCGCCTCACCGTTCATTGCAACAGCGCACGGACTTGTCTACACAAACGCAGTCCACACGCCAAAAAGGTGGAGTGTTATTATGGACAAGGCACCAGATAACAAAGCACTATCAGGATCAGATATCCCGTTCCCTTTCGAATCGTCAATCGGTCGCAGACTAACAATGGCTGACATTGCCTACTACGATTTAGGCGTTCGTAAAACAGACGAAGAATTAGGTTTTGGTCCACGTGGTGGAAAAATTGAATTTAACCATTTAGAACCAGAACACTACCATGTTGTACCTAGACTTAACAAATTAGGTAAGATTCCAAATAGAACAAGTTGGGATAGCTTTGCCTATGCATTGATGATGGGACATAATGTCGAATGTCATATTGTTGCTGTTCAACGTGCTCAACAATTAATGGACATTGAGATTGCTAAATCTAAAGACAAGCTGACTTGGAAGCAATGGAAGAAAGTCAAGGGACAGGATATGAGCGATGAGTTTAGTGATTGGGTTCCCCGTAATATCTTATACTTCAACAGCTTTGTTGAAGACTTATTTAATACTGCTACTAAAGCAGATGCATTTGCAATGATCGAACAAGCTGGTCCATTCCTGCGTAGTTTAGAAGGTGCTCGACTACAAGGCGGTCCTGCTCAAAACAAGTTTAATAACTTGTTCGAAATTGAAGAAGTTACTAAGGTTGAAGAAATTGATCTTGCTAACCCAGATGACGACGAACTACGAAAACTTGAAGAAGGCACATTAGGAGATATAGAATGAGACAAGAAATTATTAGCGTATTAAAACACCATTTTAAAGCACACATTTTCAAGCACAAAATGAATGTAGACATTATGTTGAGCAATCCCATGGCACTACATGACCATACTGACTTAATGGATGCTATTGAAAAAGAAGTAGCATTGATTGCTGAATATCAAGACAAGTTGGACATAATGGAAAGTTATTTTAAGGAATAATATGGCAACAGGTAAAAAGAAAACAGACATTATTATGTCTGCCGAAATATCAGAGTCTATGGAAATGCCCGGTACTATTGGCAGTGCTAGATTAACATTTCCAAATGATCCCACTGTGGTAAAAGGCAGTCATTTAACTGTTACTACATTTCCAGACGGTAAAACTGTTTTAGAATGGGACGATGAGGCATTACTCAGAGATGTCCAAAAAGCCTTGACAGAGTACGAGAATTCTGTTAAAGTTAATACTACTAAAACTAAACGTAAGAAGAAAAATGAAGCGTGATTACGATACAGGTATTAGTGAAGATGTAATTTTCTTTACTGGTACTGAAGTTGAGCACACTCCTGCATACGGCATGAAAACATTGTTTGTTACAGGAGTTCAATCTAGCGAGCATATTGCACTAAACTTGCAAGGTTGCGAGCATATTTTCTTTGGCGCAAATCATAGTTATAATCCACAAACTTACGAAGAACACAAAGTCTGGGAAGAAATGATTATGTTCTTCCTTGATAAAGAATACCTGTGTTCATTGGATATTCCAATTCACCAAGTAGAAGAATTCCACGAAGGCGGGCTTTGCGAGCGTGATAATTTTATTCCACAAATTCGTGTACCTATTCCTTACATTCGTCTTTGGAACTATAACACTATGTTAAAGATTGACGACAAAGATTTTAAGGCAACTAATCCCGGTGTATGGTCCCACAGTCTACACACACTAATGGATCGTAGTAAGTTTACAGACTGGGCACAATATAAAAACGACAAGGTAATAAAATGATTAACTCTAAAGTTACAAAACAAGCAAATCAACAAAGTTCAGAAGAAAAATTATTTAAATTGCTCGAAAGCATTGACTGGAAGTTATGGGAAATCTATAATATGATGAAAGATAATCTTCCTGAAAAATCGGCACCCGCTAAAAAAACCACAAAGGTTAAAGCACAGTAATGAATCAAGAACTTAATATGATTTGGGTCACCTTTCGTAAGGAGGGTGTTCATATGTATCCGGCTGCGGCTACAGACCCCAAACTTGCCACAGGCAACATGTACGATGTTAGTTTCCTCGGTACTCCGCACCGTCACATTTTCCATTTTAAAATCTATATTCAAGTATTTCACGATGATCGTGATATTGAGTTTATTCAGTTTAAGCGTTGGTTAGAGCACTGCTATGCAGATGGTACACTCGAACTTAACCACAAATCCTGTGAAATGATAAGCCGTGATCTTCATGGAACCATTTCGGCAAGATATCCAGGTCGTGAGATCTGGATTGACGTAAGTGAAGACGGCGAGAATGGCTGCTTCATTAAATTTCCTCAACCCTTTAATACTACACAAAGGTAAAACATTATGGCACAACCTGCCTACATTCAGAAAACTCTTCGTATGAAACCCGAAGTTGAAAAGATCTTTGATGATCTCGATGCTTGGTTAGATCATTGCAGATTTAACCTCCTTCCTTATAACCCTTCAGACTTGTATAGGTCACAGGAATACAGGTATTTTTCTCGTCCTCCTTATCAGGGCGATCGTAAAAACTACCGCAAGGATTATAAGCCTAGAGGCCAAAACAATGACAATTTTTCTCGTTGATTTAGAATCTGTCGAGACAAGGTATACGGGTCAATGGAAGACTCATGTACCTGATCTACTTAAAAAGGCAGGACACAATGTTCAAATTATCTCTGGTCCCACAGATATTCCTAGTGCTACTACCCCTGGGGCTTTTCTTAATTTTGGCGGCACAAACATCTACAAAGCTCGGCAGGTTGAGCAGATGGGTCGGCTATTTTGCGACGGAGCCGTTCATGCAGGTGATCATTTTATATTTACTGATGCTTGGCACCCTGGTATCATCAATCTCAAGTATATGAGTGAGTTGCTGGGTATTCCAGTAACAACACATGGACTATGGCACGCCGGTAGTTATGACCCTCAAGACTTCCTAGGTCGTCTTGTTGGCAACAGGCCCTGGGTTAGACACGCCGAAAAGAGTTTCTTCCACGCATTTGATCACAACTATTTTGCAACAAAATTTCATATTGAAATGTTTATGGAAAATTTGTTAGGTATTGATTTCCGAACAGGTTCTATGCGTTATATGCAGGACAAGCAAATTGTTCGTACAGGGTGGCCCATGGAATATATGGCTGATACCTTAGAGAACTATAACACCAGTTCCAAGCATGATCTTATCTTGTTCCCACATCGTATTGCTCCAGAGAAACAGGTTGAAATTTTCCGTGACTTGGCTACACACTTACCACAATATGAATTTATTGTGTGTCAAGATACGCAGTTGGACAAGCATGAATATCACAAGTTGCTAGGTCGTGCTAAGATTATTTTCAGTGCAAATTTGCAAGAGACACTGGGTATTAGTTGCTACGAAGGTGCATTAGTAGATGCTATACCTATGGTGCCGGATAGATTAAGTTATAGTGAAATGTATTATGAAGGATTCAAATATCCTAGTGAGTGGACTAAGGACTGGAACAGTTACCTAGCACATAGACAAGAATTATGTCATCACATTATTGTTACTATGTCTCATTATGACAAGCGGGTGCCGCAGGTTCGCAAGCAGGCAGCTGATTTAACAGAACTATTCTTTAGTGCAAATAAATTACTGGAGATGATCAAATGAAATGGTTTCTAAACTTTTTAGAACGTGTTGGTCGCAAAAGAATTGTAATGGATAGACAAAATAATGAACCTTACCTCGAACGCTACTACATTTTTCTTAAAGACAGAAAGCATTTCCCCTTTAATGTGTTCATTCACAAGTTTCTTAAGTCAGACCCCGATGATGTACATGATCATCCATGGTCTTACGCTACACTTATCTTAAAAGGCGGTTATTATGAATGGACTCCTAACTTTGATTCACAAGGTGCCAAGATCAGTGAAACACGGCATTGGCGTGGTCCTGGGCACTGCCGTATTTGCCCTGCTAATAGCTATCACCGTGTTGAGCTTAAAGAAGGAACAGACTGTTGGACAATGTTCATGCCTGGTCCACAAAAACGAGAATGGGGTTTTCTTGTAAAGAATAAGTGGATCCATAATACAGAATATCTAGAAGAAAAGGCAGTAAAATGAAAATTGGAAGTGTCTGGCAATCGGCTGATAGAACAACATTTATTATCAAAAATATAGAAATTATCAACGAGCAAACTTGGATCTTTTATGTAAACTCAAAGACACAACAAAAATACTCATGCCTAAAAGATGCATTTACTAGCAGATTCCAAGAACAACTCAATAACGGATAATATAAATGAACAGTCAAACTAAAGAAGTGATGGACATTCTACAAGAAGAATGTGCTGAAGTAATTCAAGCAGTAAGTAAGATTAGTCGATTCGGTATTGACAACTTCAAGCCAGGTAAGTCCAAAACTAATCGAGAACACCTTGAAGAAGAATTAGGCGATATGTTAGCAATGATCGATATTATGTTGGAAAAGAATGTAATATCGTTAGAGCACTTAGAAGTTGCAAAAGCTGCTAAGATTGAAAAATTAAAACAATGGTCTAATATTTTTAATACTTAAAATTTTGTTATAAGTTGATCTGCGGACGAAATGCAGGCTTGCATTTTACAAATTTGAGGAGTAGATGGTAGTTCTAAACTACCATCAAATATATTTCCCAAAGGCGAATTATTACAATCGCTTCCTCGGACCCAACCTTCTCCACTTATATTAATTCTTTCTATACCTGTATTACATAGTTTGCCTGTAAAGACAGGATTAGACTGCACACTCTCTGCAGATCTTTCTTCAAAAGTTTTGTTAACACTGACATGATTGTTTAAAACCCATTCTTCCCCAAACAAATATATCAACTGGTCTTTGGTATAGTTTAATCTTCCTAGATAGTTGCTAGCCTGTACATATAATAATTCTTTTCCAACTTTAATTCCTAGTGAAGATTCGAGCTCATCTATGCGGTTAAGATCTTCATCAAAAAAATCAGGTCGAATAGGAACACCTAAATGAAATGGTTTATATTTTTTTTGAAATGCTTTTACAATAAATTTAATAAGATTTAAATTTTGCCAAGAGTGGCATGTAAGATTTAAAAAATCTACATGAGGTTCTATAGCCCACCAATCCATCCAAAGTTTTCCTCCGGCAGTATGTAGTGTAGTATTTCCGCCATTTTCTTTACATAGTTTTAACAGTGCAGGGAAATCAAAAAATTCCAACGGATCGCCACCATTAAATATCCAGTCAATATGTCTTCCTAATTTTTTATCATAATGGTCTATAAATGTGTTTGCTACTGCTAGATATTCATCTACGTGTCTAGGTTTGTCACCTCCCCAAAATGTTTTTGGACAATATTCGCAGCCGCCTGTGCAATAATTATGTATCTGCCAGATTACTACTGTTTTCATTTATTTTTACCTTTATAGTTGACACGCCTAAATAATAATGTATAATTACTTATCACCTCTCTTAAAGGTCTATTAAATGAGCAAAATTAAAGTATCCGAACTATTCTATTCAATCCAAGGAGAAGGGCGTTATATGGGCGTCCCTTCTGTATTCTTACGTACATATGGCTGCAACTTTACCTGTCAAGGTTTTGGTATGCCACGCGGTGAACTGAGCGCAGAAGCAGATAAAATTGCAGAACGTGCTGTTGAATTTGCAGAATACAAATCACTTCCGCTAGTTAGCACAGGCTGCGACAGTTATGCAAGTTGGCATCCTGCATTTAAAGACCTAAGCCCGATGATCGAAACTGAAGGTCTTGCTAAGGCTGTAGTTGATACATTGCCGTTTAAAGAATGGCGTGACGAACATCTTGTTATCACGGGTGGTGAGCCGTTGTTGGGGTGGCAAAAGGCCTATCCAGATTTGCTGAATCAACCTTGCATGAAAGGTCTTAAAGAAATTACTTTTGAAACTAACGGTACAATGCGTTTAACTGAAAAGTTTAAAGAATATCTAACAGACTGGACATTCGGCGGAGATGATAGAGAGATTACATTTAGCGTAAGTGCTAAACTGCCGGCAAGCGGCGAGCCCTGGAAAGATGCTATTAAACCCAAAGTTGTTTGCGACTATGAGAATTATGGAACAGCATATTTGAAGTTTGTTGTAGAAACAGAACAAGATATCGAAGATGCACTAAGGGCTACAGAAGAATTCCGCGCTGAAGGATTTACTGGCCATGTATATTTGATGCCGGTAGGTGGAGTAGAGAGTGTTTACGCATTAAATAATAAAACAGTAGCAATAGCCGCTATGAAAAACGGACTCCGTTATAGCGATAGATTGCAAGTTCCATTGTTTAAGAACGAATGGGGTACTTGATATGAACAAATTTATTAAAAAACTTTTTGGCATTGATAAGATCGAAAAAGCTATTTCCGATGCCGAGACTAGAATGAGTCAAGCAGTAGACGAAACGGCGGCTCAACAAAGAGAAGCGGAACGAGCAAGACAGGCAGCAGTACAAGCACAAGAAGAAGAAAGACTTGCGAAGCTTGGACCAAAGGCGCTTGCTACTGAAAAAAAAGAACCTTGGGTGGCGGTACTGGATACTCATGTAAACAAGGACAATATCCGCAATGGTTTTTTTGAGCTTGACTGGAATGAATACTTTGTGTTACAGTTAAAAGAAGCTGGTTACAAAGGCGAAACAGAAGAGGCAGTTGTTGATCAGTGGTTCCAAGAACTTTGCAAAGGTGTTGGGTCAGAATCTGGCGTTGACATGGATCGTAGAGGTAGTGGATTTATTAACGTAAACAATTTAGGCGACGGTAAGTCGGAAGTATTTTAATGTCAAAAACATATATCCTTGTGGATACAGCAAACACGTTCTTTCGGGCACGTCACGTAGTTCGTGGCAGCATCGAAGACAAAGTAGGTATGAGTATCTCTACTGTATTGAGCAGTGTTCGCAAGGCGTGGCGAGAATTTAATGGTAACCATGTTATCTTTTTCTTAGAGGGGCGTAGCTGGCGCAAGGACTATTATGCTCCCTATAAGCGGCAGCGTACAGAAGCCCGGGCAGCTCAGAGTCCACGCGAACAAGAAGAGGATCGAGTGTTTTGGGAAACGTTTGATCAGTTTAAAGATTTTGTTACCAACAAGACTAATTGTACTGTTTTACAACATCCGCAGCTCGAAGCTGATGATTTAATTGCAGGCTGGATTCAAAGTCATCCAGCTGACAGCCATGTGATTATTTCGACAGACGGCGACTTCGCACAATTAATTGCACCAAATGTAAAACAGTATAACGGAGTAATGCAAGTTACTACAACGCACCAGGGCTACTTTGATGAAAAAGGTAAACGTGTAATCGACAAGAAAACACTGTTGCCGAAACCCGAACCTGATCCTATTTGGTTGTTGTTTGAAAAATGTATGCGTGGCGATACAAGCGACAACATCTTCAGTGCATATCCCGGTGTCCGTGAAAAGGGTACAAAGAACAAAATTGGACTTCGTGAAGCATTTGCAGACCGCGATAGCAAAGGCTACAATTGGAACAATATGATGTTGCAGAAGTGGACTGATCACGAAGGTGTCGAGCATCGTGTATTGGATGATTATAATCGAAATGTAGTGTTGTGCGATCTTACCGCACAGCCCAATAATATTAAGTTGTTAATTACAGAAACAATCACTGGTGCAACCACTGCAAATAAGAATATTCCACAAGTCGGTGTACGACTATTAAAATACTGTGCAGAATACGATCTGCCTAAGATTGGCGAGCAGGTTACTAGTTATGCAGAACCTCTTAATGCTCGTTACTCAGCATGAATATCAGCAAGGAAGATAATATGAATGTAATTTCAAAAGTATTAGTACCAAATAAAGAATGGCTTATTAAGGACGAAGACAAAAAAATAGGGTCCATTGCTAAACATAAAAAAGGTTACGAATTTTTACGCAAAGGACAAAAGTTTGAATTTAAAAATTTAGATGAACTTAAACAAGAGTTAGGAATTACCTTAAGTGATTCTGTTAAAAAATCTAACGAACCAGAATCTGTAACATTTTCCATATATGATTATCCTTGCGGATCTAAACCATACGATCCTATGTATAACGTAAAGAAAAAGTTACCGTTATTTGCTAAAAGTGATAAAAGTAAAAGTCAATATTGTGCAGGTTACTATGTTATTAAATTCCGTAAAGGGTGGGTTAAAAGTTTTTGTCCTAAATTAATTACTCTTGAAAGGTATCCCTTTCATGGGCCTTACAAAACAGAATCCGAAATGAAAGCTGCACTAAACACAGTTAACAAACAATGAAACAACTCAATACATTACCGATTGAAGACTTTTTAAATAAAGCTAGAATTGCAATTAAAAGTAATCAAAATTCAGTTACTTTAAGCATAAAAGAGGTTACAGATTTGCAAAATAGTCTTAGTATTGTAATGACTAGGCTTGCAGGCGAGTTAGATGTAATAGCAAAAAATCAAAATAATGATGTAATCCAGATTAAAATGGATGGTGGTAAATTTTAAATACCCTGCTAAATATATACGCACTTTTCGGAGACGTATGTATGAGCAGACCAAAACCAAATATTTTATTAGAGATTACAAATAAAAAGAATTACAAAACTGATCAGGTTTTGGAAGCTGATGCTATCTGGGCTGTATTCTACAAAGACAAACCTATCAATTTAAAAACCAGCAGTGTAGTAGCACAACAACTAGGTCCAAAGTATAAAAAAGTAAGTTTTTCAAATAGTGGACATGCGTTTAATCTATCCGAAAAACTAAACAAAACTTTCAATACAACAGACTTTTCCGTGTATAAGTTGACTACCGGAGAAAAAGTCGAAAATGAATCCGAAGCATGAAATAACCAAAGCTGTCCTGGAGTCATTAGGATTGCCCGCCGACGAACAAAGGATCAAAAAAACTATTCCTACCTGGTGGGTTAACACCAGAAACAAGCTCAAAGGTGGGCTACGCCTAACTGAGCAAGGGTTCGAATGTCTCCAGAAAGCAGATATTAAATGTTATGAGATAAAATTTGAAGAACCCATTTTATTCACTAATGAATTAGCCATTTGGATAGATCAAAATATTGATTGCCCGTTTTACTTAACTGCTCGAAAAATATGGGTTTTTGGTGAGAAAACCGCAGTACAATTAGTGTTGTTTTCTGGCAACATAGCTAAATTTCATAGAGCCCAAAAAAGATTTACAGAAAAACAGAAAACATCTTGACAAGACCGCAGATCTTTGCTACAATAGTGACACTGTAAACAATTTACTTTAACAGTTTTTTAAAGAAAGCGCACTATGTCAAAAGAAATTTCCGCAAATCGCACAGTTGGTCCAAACGAAGCTAAGGCAGCTATCCGTAAATGCTTGAAAAAGCAACGTCCGGTTTTTATGTGGGGTCCCCCCGGTATTGGTAAATCCGATATTGTTAAACAACTAGGCGATGAGTCAGATCGCGAAGTCATCGACGTTCGTTTGAGTTTATGGGAACCTACTGACATTAAAGGTATTCCGTATTACAATTCTACTTCCAATACAATGACTTGGGCACCTCCTGCAGAACTGCCTACAGATCCAGAGTCTACTGCTATTCTGTTTTTGGATGAATTGAACTCTGCGGCTCCTGCTACACAGGCAGCGGCTTTCCAGTTAGTATTGAATCGTCGTGTTGGTACTTATCAATTGCCAAAAGGTGTTAGCATTGTTGCCGCAGGTAACCGTGAAACTGACAAGGGTGTTACTTATCGTATGCCTGCTCCGTTGGCTAACCGTTTCCTGCATTTGGAACTCCGTACAGATTTTGAAGACTGGCATCAGTGGGCAGTTAACAATAGAATTCACGAACAGGTTGTCGGTTATATTGGTTTTGCCAAGCAGGACTTGTATGACTTTGATCCAAAGTCTAGCTCACGCTCATTTGCTACTCCTCGCTCGTGGTCATTTGTATCCGAATTGTTGGAGGAAGATGATGTTCCAGAAAACACATTAACTGATTTGATTGCAGGTGCTATCGGTGAGGGCCTTGCTGTTAAATTTATGGCACACCGCAAGGTTGCTAAACAGATGCCGAAACCAGAAGATATCTTAGCAGGTAAGATTAAGAAATCGGATATCAAAGAAATCTCTGCTATGTATTCGTTGACTATTAGCCTGTGCTACGAGCTCCAAGAAGCTGATAAAAAGAAAGCTAAGAACTGGGATGAAATGGCAGACAACTTCTTTGGATTCATGATGGATAACTTCCCAACTGAATTAGTTGTTATGGGTGCAAAGGTTGCGTTGACTAACTATCAACTGCCGTTTGATGCTAGCAAATTGAAGAACTTTGACAAGTTCCACGATAAGTACGGCAAGTACATTATCCAGGCAATGGAAGGTTAAAATTGGCCCTTAGGGGCCTTTTTACTTGCTCTTTTGATAAATTGAATGTATAATAGTACTATCGCAACTAGGAGTAATAAATGTCCGCAGTAATGAAACAAGAAAAACAAAAGAAACAAGATTGGTTAGGTAAAACTTTTAGCGAAAGTGAAAAAGCTAAAATTCTCGATAAACTAATTACCGCACGAGTTGGGCTCTTGCTCCGCCATCCGTTTTTTGGTAATCTTGCTACCCGAATGAAAATGGTAGAGGCTAGCGACTGGTGTCAAACCCTTGCAACAGATGGTCGCAATTTTTATTTTAATTTAGGATTTGTAAATAAACTTACTCCTAAGGAAGCAGAGTTTGGCTTTGCACACGAGGTCCTCCATAATGTATTTGATCATATGGGTCGGCGAGACGGGCGCGACCCTCAACTGTCAAACATTGCCGCAGACTATGCCGCTAACCAAATTCTTAAAGACGAACGTATCGGTACAGTTCCTAGCTTTATTAAGATTTTCCAGGACGACAAATATCGCGGATGGAGTTACGAGCAGATTTATCAGGACCTTTACGACAAGGCTGAAAAGATTGATATTTCCCAATTAGGGGAATTGCTCGACGAACACCTAGATGGTGAGGGTGAAGATGGGGAAGGTGAAGGCAAAGATGGAGAAGAAATTAACGGAAGTGGTAAGGGCCGGCCACGTTTGACTGCAGAAGAAAAGAAACAAATCCGTGATGAGATCAAAGAAGCTATGGTAGCGGCTGCTCAATCAGCAGGTGCAGGTAAAGTGCCTGCAGGTATTGCTAGAATGATCAAAGACTTTACTGAGCCAAAGATGGACTGGCGACAACTGTTGCGCATGAATATCCAAAGTATTCTTAAAAGCAATTTTAGCTTTGCTCGCCCTAACCGCAAGAGTCAACAATGTGGCGCTATCTTGCCAGGTATGATGAATGAAGAAACTATTGACGTATCTGTAGCAATCGATATGTCTGGTAGTATTTCAGATGCTATGGCTAAAGATTTCTTGTCAGAAGTCAAAGGTATTATGGATGAGTACAAGGACTTTAAATTAGATTTGTGGTGTTTTGATACTAACGTATACGGTTACAAACAATTTACCGGAGATACTGCTGATGATATTAACGAGTACGATTGCCAAGGTGGCGGTGGTACTGATTTTGATGCAAACTGGGAATTCATGAAGTACAATGATATTCAACCCAAGAAGTTTATTATGTTTACTGACGGTTATCCCTGCGGTAGCTGGGGAGATGAAGATTATTGTGATACTATCTTTATTATTCACGGTAACGATGCCATAATTTCTCCATTCGGCCAGACCGCGCATTATAAATAATATAGGTAGATTATGGCATTAAATAGAGGAACGGTAAATGCTTTAAATGTTCTAGGATTTAGAAAACTATCTTTTATTCCAGAACATTTTTCCAAAATCTCTATTGATTCAAAGTTTGATACCAAAATTATAGAACAATGGATCGAATATAATTTAAATAGCAGATACGCTATACAAGGAAAATATAGTTTAGATGCAAATAGGAAAATGATTTCTGTTATTGAAATAGGAATCGAGGATCCTAAAGAACTAACTATGTTATCATTAGGATGTCAACATTTACATAAAAAAGGAATTAATTAAATGGAAAACCAAGAAACAGTTCAAGACGCTAGTCAAGTAACTCCAGAGGCTGCGCCACCGCAACAACCAGATCTTACAATCACTGATCTAACAAATATCCGTGCGATCATTGATGTTGCAGTTCGTAGAGGGGCATTTGGAGCTTCAGAAGCGTCCGGAGTAGGCACAGTATTTGATAAACTAAACGCATTCTTAAATGCTGTTGCACCTCCTAAGTCAGACGACAAAGCACCAAAACAATAAAAGGAGATTCACATGAAACATGTGGGAAAAATGAAAAATAATGCTGCTCGAGTAGCAGTAGTTTATAGGACTGTTCCGGGAGAGCCCAACAACGCATTAGTAGTTGGGACTAGTGGCTTGCCAGATGCTAATCACGATGCTTTGATGAGCGTTATTCAAAGTGAATCCGGTCAACAAGCAAACGAGTTAGCTGATATCTTAGCAACACGCCGATT